TTATTATTATCCATGCCTATAGTCTGTGATCCAACATGGTGGACATAGCTTCTAGATATAAAGTTTTGGTATCCCATTGATAACATTTCTAAGCATTGAATGTCATCACTATACCAATTAATAGGTTTGAAATCTACCCAAGCATCCTTTGCAATATAGGCAAACAATGGAGAGATTACTTCTACCTCATTGATGCAATATTCTTCCTTATATTTGTCTCCATGCCTTTCTGTGCCAAATCTGATATTTTGGGCTTCTCTGACATAGTCTGAGCGACTAGCTACCCATCCCAGTTTGGGACTAGCATCAATCCTAGATAAGTGGTCTTTGAGTCTTTGGACATCTTGATCTAGCAGTAGGTAGGAGTGTGGAGTTAAAACAATATCGTCATTAGCCACAATGATTTCATCATGCTCTTTAAATGCCTCTGCCACTACTGCATTGTAGGAGTCACCAAAGTTATCAAAGTCATTAGGAAGTGTGATTGTTCTGTGGTTTGGCAGAATATGGTCATAACCTGCTGTGTAGATGACTACATCATCTGGGATATATTGGTTTATTGACTCTAGTAGGACAGGTAGGCATCTGCCTGTCTTGGTTGCAACAACTATTGCTTGCATAATAATTCCTCGGTTTGTGCTAACAAATCTTCTTCGGTCAATCCATACTTCTTTTCAAATGCTTTTCTACCAAGTCCATGAACCCCCTCAAATCTATGGTGGAATGGGCAGAGTCCGATAACTGGTGCTGCGTCTCTTTTCCCTGCTCGTCTAATATGATGGATTTCACAAGGGGTTTCTCCAAGTTCGAGATGTCTACATAATATGCACCCAAGTCTGGCAACTTTGTCATAGTGTTCTTTCTGTGCTTTAGTCAAGATTCAAAGTCCTGTATTTAACCCCATCATTCCATTGCTTATCTGTGGCTTGTTGGTACAATTCAATCACTTGGTCAGGGGTTCTGAAGGTAGGAGTATTTTGTCCAGAAAAGCAGAAGGCATACCAAAGAGGACACTCTCTGCTGTGATACCACTCAATAAACTGAGGAATCATTGCTATTTCAGATGCCTTGAAATTAGCAGTACCTTTGACATTAACCAGCCTTGAGCCTTTGTTACCAACAACAAGATAATCAGGGATATTCCTAATAAAAGGACTAATGCTATAAAAATTGGGAATAGGATCACTTTTTTCATCAAACCCTAGCTTTCTAAAAAATACCTGTTTACTTTCACAGTATTGCTCAAACAACTCCTCACCTAGATTTCTTCCAGAGTTTCTCTGAGAGTAGGAGCTATTACCGTTCATCTTGTCATTCTTTCTTCATGCCTTCTGCTGGCTTCCATTGTTCTTGCCAATTCTGCTCTTAGCTTGGCAGCCTCTAGTAGCCACTTTAGACGATCCTCTTGGTACATTGCAGCTTTGATGCCATCAATATTTACCAAGTAGTCTGGATGAGATAAAGCATAAGATTCTGCTCTGGTTACTGGCTCATTCTTGCAGTCTTGGATAAGCCTAGCCCTTATGACCTTTGTCATATTCTCAAGATGCACCCTATTGCTGTGTGCCTCTGCAAATTTCTCAGCATTATCGATAATAAAATTGACAGCCTTTTGACCATCAATAACCTTCATACTTTCATTTGCTTCTTTTTTGTCCATTGTGTAATCATCTCCGATTCAAGTTCAAGTCTAGCTGGTTTTCCTCTCTTGCTTTCGACATTAGCCAGATACAATCTTCTGGCTTGCAAAGGCATACTGAGAGCAAATCTAGCCTCGCATTGTTTCCTATGCTCCTGCTGAAATAAGTCTTTGTCGGTACTGCCCTTCTGTTTCCCCTGTCCTTGGTTCAATGCCTAGCTCCTTACCTTTTGCCATAACACCACCTAAAGTCTGATGCCATTGGATTGTAGGCTTATCAATTGTTCTTACAGATTCTACTCTCTGGCTTCTAACCCAGTTTCTCCAAGTTGCAAACCAGTCCAGCTTAGTACCCTTCTGACCACCTTGAGCGATCCAATAGTCTTTAAATTGATTCCAGACATTCAAAGGTTTTAGGTCTGATCTTTCCTTCTTGCAAAAATCTTCCCATTCTTTTGGCAGTTCTTCTAAAGACAATCTTTTGGCTTTGGGAGCTTTAGCGACATCTATACTATGGTTTATGGTTAATGGTTTATGGTTCTTGGTTAAGGTTATGTCTGGGTTATCTTTGGAAACCGTTTGGGTTTTCTTAGGTCTACCACCCTTCTTACCGTTTACCTGATTGACTTCTGCTTTGTCATGGTACTGAGAAATCTCATCATCACACCGCTTATGATGCCATCCATCTGATTCCAAAGTAAAAAATTCTTTGAGAATAATCCCAACAATTTCCGAGTAAGAACCTAGTCTTAACCGCCTGATAACCGACTGGGTTTCTTCTGGGATAGCTTGTTCTGTGTCGTAATAGTAATTTATGAGCCTAAAGTAGATCGCTTCTTCTTCTAGGCTTAGATGACTTGTTGCGAGATGCCAATCGGCAATATTGAATTTGTAGTAATACATAGCTTTCCTTCAAAAGCCTTCACTTATAAGGAACTGGCAGGTGGGTGAAGGAGTCCACTTTTCGGTAGCGAACCTAGCCAGTAATTAGATTAAACCATATTTTTTACAAAATCAATAGCTTCTTGTGGATTATTTATTCTTACAACTGGAGATCCTTGCCAAGTCCTTTGAAACTCTAGCTGCGCAGGTGTAAATGATGCCTTGTCATCTCGCTTGACTTCGATAAGGTAGGTCTGACCATTCATGCCAGCCAACAGATCTGGACAGCCTTTGCCAACTTCGTGCAGGTGGAATACAGACATTCCCATAGCTCTTAGGTGTTCAACTATGGCTTTCTGGTTAATATCTACTCTTTTAGCTCGCATTAGGGAAAGTACCTAGAAAATAGTTTGCATTTGTAAGTTTGGTGTAAGTATTCTAGTTCATTATCTCTATTACTGAAGTTTAATTGTTTAACTGTTTAGGAGAATCAAATGAAATTATCAAAAACACCATATCTAGTTACTAGCGACTTTATTGTGTTTGGTAAAGCCGATGCTTTTGCTACCAAAGAAGAAGCAATAGAGTTTGCAAACTCTAATGGAAATAAGATTGTTTGGTTTAAACCAACAGGTCAAAGAAAAGTTTGCCCACATGACAAATCAATAAAAGTTTATTTTGTTTAAGGAGTTTATATGAAAGTTACTAAGTTAGATATTTTAGGTGCAGCAGTTTTAGGCGCAGTTATTGGTTCAATGTTTGCTTTGTTTATTTAAGGAGAAGATGATGACTTTCCAGCATTTAGTAGATGAGTTGATGGTTGAGGAATTTAACCCAGAGAATGTTAATAGCTTTATGGAAGCTATTGAGAATATCAGCGCAGAGAAGGCTGAGAGACTTCAAGAACTAATAATCAATCGAGAGTTTGAAACTCTAGGTCGCTTCTTATGGAATCTATCCTTTGAATACTCAGAAGGCAATGCTATTGAGATGGCTAACCATGAGTTGAACAACAGATCAAGATGGGATGAGAGATGATTACTAAATACCGCAGACTAAGAATGTCAGGATTGTGTAAGTCTACAGCAGTATATTTTTGTTGGCGCAGTTTTGTTAATAAGTTTTTTAGGAGAAATAAATGAGTAAATATGCAGAATTAAGAAAGATTGATGTCTCAAGCAAGATTGAGAAAAAGAATGGTCTTAGCTATTTGTCATGGGCTTGGGCTTGTGACCAATTGCTACAACAAGATCCTATGGCTACTTGGTCTTATGGTCAGCCAGTATTGTTTGGTGAGACTGTGATGGTGTTTTGCACAGTCAATGCTTTTGGTAAGTCTATGACTGCACAGTTACCTGTGATGGACTATCGCAATAAAGCCATTCTTAACCCAGATGCTTTTGCAGTTAATACTGCTATGCAAAGATGCCTAGCCAAGGCTATCGCATTGCATGGTATCGGCTTGTATATCTATGCTGGTGAGGACTTGCCACAAGAAGATGCAGAGCCTGTAGATGTCACAGAGCTAGAAGAAATGATTGTCTTGTCAAAGGATATGGAAGAACTCAAGAAGAACTTTGCTCATGGATACAAGGTTGCAAGCAAAGACAAGGCAGCTCTAGTCAGGATCAACAAAGCAAAAGAAGATAGAAAGGCACAATTAGCATGAGTCATTTAGATAATATTGATAAGCCATATATTCCAGCAGCTAAGACAAATATTGTGGAAACACTAAAAAGGTTAGGGTGGACTCCGCCTAGTCAAGATAAAAGATTTATTGAAAAATGGCAGACTTACAAACACTTAGCATGGAGAAACGAGCAATGAAGATGGATGACAAGAAAGACTACTCAGGTATTTGGATTGACCTAATGGCAGAAGTAAAGGTATTGCACCACTACTGTCTAGCAGGTGACTGGTCTATGGCAAATAAGACAGCCAAGAACTGTAGCAAATTTGCAGATGATTTATCCCTTGTTCTTCAAGAGATGTCAGAGGTAAAATGATTACTATAATTCTTGTCCTTTTATTAGGTTTTTTAGCAGGATTAGCCTTTGTAGGCGCAATCCTTTGGTTAG